CCGCAGCCGAGCGCGCCGCAGCCGAGCGCGCCGCAGCCGAGCGCGCCGCAGCCGAGCGCGCCGCAGCCGAGCGCGCCGCAGCCGAGCGCGCCGCAGCCGAGCGCGCCGCAGCCGAGCGCGCCGCAGCCGAGCGCGCCGCAGCACACAGATGGAAGCTGAGCGACCGCGAGCGACAGATGCAGCGCCTGCTGTCCAACGGTTAGCGATTGGGGGTGCCGAATGCACGAGTGGTCTGACGAGGACAAAAAGAATGTTGAAGGCCTTTTGGAGTCAGGCAACGGAGCCGACGAGGTGTGCGCTGTCATGGACTGCGAGGAGAAGGACCTTGACCGTTTGTGCAAGGCTGCGTTCGGACGTGATTTCGCAGCAACAGAGAAGAAGTACGGGCTTGTTGGCCTTGCGAAGGTAAGGGTGTCCAGGTTCAAGTTGGGGACGGTCGACGGGAACCCAAAGATGCTGGAAATTTGCTCGCGGACGCTTGGTGACTACGACCCGATATCCACGCACGGCAAGGCGAAGAGCGTCCCGTCGAAGCCAGAAAAGAAGTTGGAGCTGTGATGTGCAGACAAAGAAGAATGCACCGCGATACTCCACCCACAAGCGGATAGACGTTCCCGAGATAGCGGGCTGGATTCGCGAGGTAGAGAGCGGCGCGGTACCTGCGTGCGAGGACATGCGCGCGTTGGTTGCTCACGTGCGCCACGTGTTCGCCACGGAGCGTCTGTGGGTGGACCGCGAGCGGCTTGTGCGCTACATGGGATACCAGCAATTCTTCCCGTTCGAGCTTTCTAGCGACGAAAAGTTCCTCGTGGCCCTCTGGCTTTGCACGTTCCGCGTGGGGTTCTTCCCGCGATGGCGTGACCTGTTCCTCTACGTGGGTCGTGGCTACGGAAAGACGGGCTTTGGTTCGTTCGTGACGTTCTGTATGCTGTCCCCTGCGAATGGCATCCAGTACTACGACGTGGACGTGTGCGCGACCACCGAGGACCAGGCACGCATTGGCTACGACGATCTATTCCGCATTCTGGACTCCGACCGCGACCTGTTTTCGCAAGGATTTCACTGGAACAAAGTCGAGCTGTCGAACACGGAGACGCAATCGCGCTTCAAGTACTGGTCTGGAAACAGCAACAGCAAAGACGGCATGAAGTCTGGCTGCGTCTGGTTCGACGAGGTCCACGCATACACAGACTCCGCGTCGATGGAGGTCTTCACTGGTGGCCTAGGAAAGAAGCAGCACCCACGCCGCCTTATGACCACCACCGACGGTGACGTGCGAGATGGACCGCTGGACGAAATGAAGGAGCGCGCCCACGCGATTCTGAGTGGCGAGCGGCCGGACCGTGGTTTGCTCCCGTTCATGTGCCACCTCGACTCGATAGACGAGGCGGCGGACGAGAGTGTATGGCCCAAGGCGTGCCCGCGTTTGCTGTCATCGCCCACGCTCATGGATGAGTATCGCGCAGAGGTTGAGGAATGGCGAGACCATCCAGACCGCCACCCGATGACGCCGACAAAGCGCTTCAACTTACCCACGGAGCGCCGCGACATATCCGTCACGACGTGGGAGCACCTCGTGAAGGCGTCGCGCCCGTACGATCTAGACCAGCTGCGCGGGAAGCCCTGCGTGGCGGGCATCGATTATGCGAAGACAACGGACATGGTGGGCGCTGGCTTGCTCTTCCGCGTTGGCACAGAGGATGCGCCAGAGTGGGCGTGGGTGCACCACGGCTGGTTCTGCACGAATTCGAGCGATGCGCCCGAGATAAAGGCACCGCTGGACGAGTGGGCGAGCGACGGCCTTCTCACGCTAGAGACAGGCCCAGAGGTTCCAGCCGACCACGTGGCGGAGTGGATACGCAACACGGCGGACGCGCTGGGTGCGGACGTGCGATGCGTGGCTATCGACTCGTATCGCTTCGCGCTCATGCGCCGCGCGCTGGAAGGCGTTGGGTTCGACCCATCGCTCAAAGGCGAGCAGCAGGAAGTGTGGCTTGCGCGTCCGACCGACATTGCGAAGGTGCAGCCCGTCGTGGATTCGATGTTCGCGCGCGATACCATCGCGTGGGGAGACTCGCCGCTCATGCGCTGGTCGGTGAACAACGCGAAGCTAGAGCCCGCGCCGAACAACTGTTTGCGATTCGGAAAGATTGAGCCACACACGCGCAAGACCGACGTGTTCATGGCGTTGGTCCATGCGATGTGCATCCAAGAGCGGATACCCGAGGACGCGCCGATGGCCTTTATGCCGTCATGCGTTTGGTAGCAAGACAAAAAGTTAGGAGGTCCGCATGGGCCTTACGAGGACGGTCTATGACTGGCTGGGCAAGCGTCTCGACGTTTCCGAGCCTGCCAAGGCGTCTGGCACCACCGTGGACTCTGAGCGGTGCATGTGGATGGAGGTAGCGCGCCGCGTAATGGCGAGCTACGTTACGTCCGCATTCCAGTTGTGCGAAATCAAGTTCGATGCGGGCGATGACCCGAGCGCGAGGGAGACTGCGGCATCCGCGTCGTGGCTCTGGAACGTATCGCCAAATCCCGACCAGTCGGCGAGTGAGTTCCGCGCGGACATGCTCGAACGGCTGCTCGTGCTGGATGGATACGCCGTCGTAGCCACCACGCGCCGCGCTGGGCACGTGCAGCTTTATGTTGCCGACGGCGGGACGATGCCCGAGATTCGCCCGGGCAGTCCAGCGCTTTACCGCCAGCTGTCCATCCAAGGCAGCACCGAGGTCTTGCGCGGCCCGCTCACGTCCGCCGACGTGTACCGCCTAGACATGGGCGGCATCGGTGGTGGATGGCACAGGCTGCAAGACATGCTGTCGCGGTACTACGACTCCATTGGTGACGTGGTTGTGACCTCCGCGTCCGACCGCGCGGGACGTAAGTGGATTATGCACCTCGACCAGGCGCAGGCTGGCACCGAGAAGCAGCAGGAAGTTTTCAACGCGCAGATGCAGTCGAGCGTGCTCCCGTGGGCCAAGTCCTCCGATGGCATCCTGCCGCTGTATCGCGGCCAGACCATCGAGCGCGCGAGTGCGGATGTGTCCAAGTCGGCTGGTGACGCCGCGAGCGACATTTCCACGATTCGCCACGACATGTTCTCGACCGTTGCGGCGTGCTTCCACATGCCCGCGTCAATCCTCGAAGGCAATGTAAACAACTTCTCGGCCACCCTGAGCGCGTTTTTAACGTTTGCCGTTGACCCCATCGCGGAAGCGCTGGGCGAGGAAATCACGCGCAAGACCTTCACCCGCGAGCAGTGGGCGGCAGGTGCGCGTGCCGTCGTGGACACCACCACGATCAAGCACACGGACCTCTTCGATGCTGCCGATTCTGCCGCAAAGCTGGTCGGCACAGGCGCGACCAGCCCCAACGAGATTCGTAAGGCCCTCGGCTTGCCGCCTATAGCCGAGCCTTGGGCAGACGGATACCAGATGACCAAGAACAACGAGCAGGCGGGCGGAGGTGAAACGAATGGAAATGACTAGGAATCGTGCTCCGCGTGTGATGCAGCTCACAACCGACGTGAAGTCAACCACGGCACAGATGACCATCTACGGCGATATCGCCCAGACGGACTGGCTCACAATCCTCATGGGCGATGACGGAGAGGGCACCACCACCAACGCGCTGGATGTGTCCAAAGCCATCGCGTCGCTCCCGACCGAGGTCACCGACATTGAGGTGCATATCAACTCGTATGGCGGAGACGTGGCCGAGGGCGTAGCCATCTACAACGCACTGCGCCAGAGCGGCAAGCACGTGACCACCGTGTGCGACGGCTTTGCGTGCTCTATCGCGTCCGTCATCTTTATGGCAGGCGAGCGCCGCGTCATGAACGCCGCGTCACTGCTCATGCTGCACGAGCCGAGTTTCCCGCGCGCGGGCGGCAACGCGAAGCAGCTGAGGAAGCAGGCCGATGACCTTGACGTAATCGCCAAGTTGAGCAAGACCGCATACCTCGCGCCCGGCGGAATCGAGTCCGACGAGCTGGATGCCGTCATGGCGGCGGAGACGTGGGTGTCCCCCGAGCAGGCCGTCGAGTGGAAGCTCGCGACGGAAATCGCCGACGATGCCGACGATGACGAGCCAACGCAGAGCGCCCGCGAGTCTGTGGCCCTCGCGCTCATGTGCAAGGGCGAGCAGAGCCCGCAGCAGTCCGCGCCCAACGTGGACGTGGACGCCATCGCGCGTCGTGTGGTCGAGCTGATGGACGAGCGCGCAGGCGCGCCCACGCCCGCTGTTGAGGTCGTGCAGGAAGCGCAGGCAGAGCCAGCGCCCGCGCCCGCAAACAAGCCGAAGCAGAACCTGCCGAGCGGCGGATATGCCCGCTACTCGGCAATTGCAAACAAAGAGTAAGGAGCTTAAATGCCTATCAATCTCAACGACACTTCCAAGAAGGCGGTTCAGGCACTGTCCGCAGCCTTCCGCGACGGCGATGACGCCAAGGTCGAGCAGGCCGTCGCTGGTCTTCGCGACTCCATCGCCGCAGACGTGACCGAGCAGTATCGCGATGCAATCGCATCCAACGATTCGCGCGTCCTCGCACAGCGTGGCTTCCGCCAGCTGACCTCCGCCGAGACCGCTTACTACAACGGGGTCATTGACGCGCTGTCCTCCAACAACCCCAAGCAGGCCCTGACGGACTTCTCTGCGATGCCCGACAAGGCCATGCCGACCACGGTCTTTGAGCAGGTCATGAAGGATATCCAGCTCACCCACCCGCTGCTCGCGGCCATCCCCGTCGTGACCACGGGCTATATCACCGAGTGGGTGAAGAACAAGCACACTGAGCAGCTTGCGACATGGGGCGCTGTCGGTGACGCAATCACCAAGGAGATTACCTCCGCGTTCGAGGTCATCGACATCAAGCAGTCCAAGCTGTCCTGCTTTGCAGTCGTGTCCCTCGATATGCTGAAGCTTGGCCCCGTGTGGATGGATGGCTACGTGCGCGCAGTCCTCGGAGAGGCCATGGCTTGTGGTCTGGAGCACGGTATCATCGACGGCAGCGGTGCCAAGGGCGAGCCCATCGGCCTCGACCGCGATATCCACAATGGCGTCTCGGTGTCCACCTCCACCGGCTACCCGCTGAAGACTGCCGTCAAAGTCACCGACTTCGAGCCCGCCACCTACGGCGCTCTCGTCGCGCAGCTCGCGAAGACTGAAGCGGGCAAGCAGAAGGCCATTGACTTCCGCGCTAACGGAAGCAACCTCCTTCTCATCTGCTCCCCGACCGACTACCTCACCAAGGTCATGCCCGCCACTACCGTCCAGAACGTCAACGGCCAGTACGTGAACGACCTGCTCCCGCTGCCGACCAACGTCATCAATTCGACGGCGGTCGATGACGGTAAGGCGATTCTCGCCCTCGCGAACGAGTACGGCCTGTTCGTTGCGGGCTCTCGCGGCATCGAGTACTCCGATGAGTTCCAGTTCACCGCCGACACGCGCACCTTCAAGCAGGTGTCCTACGCCTTCGGTCGTGCCGAGGACAACACTTCCTCGATTCTGCTTGACATTAGCGGCCTTGAGCCTGCCTATGTCAACGTCAAGGTGAAGGGCACCGTCACCACCAAGGCTAGCGCCTAACGCAAGCGCTTAAAGCGCGGAAGGGAGGCCTGATTGACTTCCGAGACCCTTTCGGCGGTCAAGCGCAAGCTGTCCATCTCTTGGGATGACCAGCAGACCGACCTGCGCGTGGCCGACGTGATAGACGCCACGACCGCGTGGCTCAATAGCAGGCTAGGGTTCCCCGCGACGCACGAGTTCAGCAGCGCCGACGGGGAGCCTTGGCCGCTCTTCCTCAATGCGTGCCTTTACGAGTGGTCGAATGCCTTAGATGCCTTCGCGGACTCCTACGCGGCGGAGATACGATCCTGCCGCGCCGTCGTGCTTGCCGACCAGCAGCCCACCGACGATAGTGGTGGTGCGTGATGCTGCCATCATCCAGCGTGGTCTTTGCGCCCACGGATGGCGTAGTGTCGCTGTGCCACCACACGTCAGCGCGTGACGCACGCGGGCTGGACTGGACGGGTGGCGCTGGACTCACGCCCTACGTTACCTGTCCTTTCAGACGCGGGCGGCTCAATTCGTCCGACTACCAGCTCCAAGGCAGCGAGGGCGAGGGCGTCACAATGAAGGTGACCGTCCGCACGCCCTTTGGCAAGCCCGAGGTGTCAACCACCGACGTGGCACTGGTCGATGGCCACGCGCACGACATTACGGCCATAGACGCGAGCGCGAAGGGCTGCACATCGTACCTGTACCTCACGCGGCTGGTCGATGATGGCACTTGCGACCTCGTGGCGCGCACGACTACGTACGACGAGGACGGACTGGCTAAGCCGTCCGAGACTTCCACCACCGTCCACGTAAAGCAGGCGAAGGCCACCGATTCGGACGGCACGCCCGCGCTGGACGTGACCGTGCGGACGTGTGACTGGGCGGGCGAGCGCGTCATCGTGAGAAACGGCACGCGGTATCGCGTCTCCAAGGCATCCACGGATGCAGAGTGGACCACGCTCACCTGCACGATGGAGGTGAAGTGATGGCCGACAATGCCGTAATCGGTGGCGATATGGGCGGATTCGGAGACGTAATCACACAGTTCGCGAGCGACGTAATCAAGCAGGACAAGGCGCAGCTCAAAAAGGACGTGCGCAAGGCAGCTAAAGTTGCCGAAGACACCATCAAGAGCGAGTCACCTCACCGAACTGGTAGGTATCGTGAAGGATGGAAAACAGAGGTTAAGGAAGATGCCGACGGGCACATTAGCGCCCACATCTACAACGCGACCGATTGGCAGCTCACCCACCTTTTGGAGAAGGGCCACGAGCAGTTTTTCATGGGTCACGACATGGGCCACCGATACCCCGGGAAGAAGCACATATCAACTGGCTTTGAAGCTGGTGCCGACTACCTTAAGGGGGCGGTGTCGTGATTGATTCGCGTGGTCTGATAGCGCTCCTGCGCAAGTGCCTTGAATCATACACGCCCAAGGTAGAGCGCGTGGCGCAAATCGAGTGGGATATGGCAGACGGAGCGACCCCGCCGCCGCTCCCGTATGCGCTGGTCGTGCCGCAATCGTCCAGATACGTGTACGCGGGCGAGCGCGTGGCGCGCGAGTACACGACATACGACGTGGAGCTGTATACGCGCGGGCGTGACCTCGCGCTGGAACGCTCCATTGCGGATGCGCTCGCGGTCGAGCGCGTGAAGTTCAGGAAGTGGCTCAATCCGCTGGGCCACGGAGTCAACGAGACGATCTACGAGCTAACGGTCATCGGCATCTAGTCGGTGGCCGTCTCTTTTACTGACCAAAAAGATTGGAGAGCAAATGGCAGACAACACTGTCACAGAGTCCAGTTTCCGCATCGGCCTTGCGCGTGCGTTCTACGCCAAAAGGCAGTCCAACGGGAAGTACGACACTCCCGTCGAGTTTGAGTTCCCCGAGGAGTGCGACATCAAGATTAACGGCGGCGATGCCCAGAGCATCTACGCCGGCGATGCGTCGCGCTGGCGCAAGGCTGGTGCCACGAGCAAGGAGCTGTCCGTCCAGATGACGCACTTCAAGCGCTCCTTCCTGAAGGACTGTCTTGGCTTTGTCGAGGAAGCCACCACGGGCGGAATCACCGACTCTGGCTCTGGCAAGGCGGCTGACTTCGCCTTTGGCATCGAGACCACGGGTGACCAGGGCGCGTATCGCCAGTGGTTCTTCTGCTGCACCGCCACCACCCCCGTCCACAAGGCGCAGACCAACACCGACAACATTCAGGAGGACTCCGAGACCTCCACGTTCACGGCAGTGCCTGTGAAGTGCGGCGATGGCGTCACGCGCATCGATACGACATTCGAGACTGGCGATTCTGGATACGAGAAGGCTTTTGAAAAGGTCCCGTTCCAGGGCGCATAAGTACGCAGCACTTCGCAGCGTCACGCACGGGGCACCTGCTTCGGCGGGTGTCCCCAACGTGGCGTTTCGCAGGCTTGCGAGACGAAAATCGACGAGACATGGAGGTAAGCATGGCAGAGCCTACGCCAGACAACGAGACCACGATCACCATTGGCGGGAAGAAACTCGCGATTCGCGCGACCAACGGCGCGTGCAAGACTTACGCCGACGAGTTCGCGGGCAAGCTCCCGAAGCCGTACACGGGGCACCTCGTGCCCGACCTTGCCGCTACCGATAGCAAGGTGGTCGATTGCATCAATTCGGCGAAAGGTCGCGAGTACTACCCCGAGTGGTCAGAGATGCCCGCCCTCACCCGCGCAATCTGGGCGATGGCACGCGCGGCTGGCTCCACGAAGAAGAGCTGGGCGGCGTTCGAGAAGGCGCTGGACGATGCCGCGCCAAATCTCTCTGAGCCGTCCGTGGCATACAACGAAATCGTTCGCGGTGACTTTGGCAAGCGCACCTTTTTTCGGGAGCTCTAGCGACGTAAGGCAGCTCACGCATCCGACGAGGGCGCGCGGTGCAGGCGGCAGCGAAGCGCCGAGCCTTACGGACGAAGAGCGGACGTGGCCGGAGACGGCCAAAGTCGTTTCGCTCATCCAGCTTGGCATCTCGTACGCGGACGCCCTCGCGCTTTCTCCGCTTGAATCTGACCGCATAATCCTCGTCCACAACGCGCGCGCGATACCGCCAGACGAGCGCGTGAGCGGCGGAGCGCACATGGCATCGAAGCAGGACGTTCTGGCCGCGCTAAAGGCTGGACAACCATAAATATTGCAAGCACATAGGTAGGCTGGATGGAGTGACGGCATGGCCGACGAGTACAAGGGTCTGTATGTAACCTTCGATGGTGACGCCACCAAGCTCACGGCGGCGCTGCATGAGATTAGCTCCGAGTCCAAGAAGGCGCAACGCGAGTTAAAGGCGGCTAACAACGCGCTAAAGTTTGACCCGCACAGCACGCAGCTCCTCGGTGCCGCCGTCGATGCCGCACGCTCCAAGGTAGAGTCTGCCACCAAGCGCGTCGATACGCTGCGAGACGCACAGAAGCAGCTTGCGGACAGCGGCGATACGACTAGTGCGGCGTATAAGCGCCTGAGCACTGAGCTCGCGCGCGCCGAAGCCTACCTAAAGCGCGACCAGACGGCCCTCGTAAACGCGATGACCGCCGCGAATCGATTTGTGCAGGCGGGCAAGGGTATCCAGCAGTGGGGCGCTAACGCGGAGTCCGCTGGAAAGAAGATTTCGAAGCTCGGCGACTCGCTAACCACTAAGGTTACTGTTCCGCTTGTGGCCGCTGGGGCTGCGTCCGTCAATGCGGCCAAGGACGTGGATACCGCGCTCACGAACGTCAAGAAGACCACGGACATGAGCGCCGCAGGCTATGAGAAGCTGCGCCAGAGCGCCCTCAACCTTTCGACCACCCAGCCAGTGACGGCGGAGTCGATACTTAACATTGAAGCGATGGGCGCACAGCTCGGCTGGTCGAACAAGAACCTCCAAAGCTTTGCAAAGACCGTCTCTGGCCTTGATATCGCGACGGACATGGACGCAGACACCGCCGCGACAAACCTTGCGCAATTCGCCAATATAACGAAGATGGCGCAGGGAGACGCAAACCGCTACGGCTCCGCGATCGTGGGCCTTGGCAACAACATGGCTACCACCGAGTCTAAAATCTCGGACATGGCCATGGCCATGGCGTCTGCTGGCACACAGGCTGGTATGTCGCAGGCCGATATCCTTGGCATTGCTGCCGCCACGGCATCGCTTGGCATGGAGTCTCAGGCAGGCGGCACGGCCTTCTCCAAGACCATCACGCAGATTGGCACGCAGGTATCGACCAACGGCAAGCAGCTCCAAGCGTGGGCGCAGGTCGCTGGAATGTCCGCCGACCAGTTCAAGCAGGCGTGGTCGAAGGACGCGACGGGGACTTTTGAAGCCGTCGTGCAGGGACTTGGCAAGGCAAAGGCGAGCGGGCAGGACCTTAACGTCGTGCTCGCGTCGCTTGGCATCACGGAGACGCGCCAGAGCGACTTCCTGCGCCGTATCGCGGGTAACTCCAACCTCGTGACTCGCGCGGTGAGCCTCTCTAATGATGAGTGGTCGAAGAACTCCGCGCTGGCCAACGAGGTCGCGAATCGTAATCAGAGCATCGCGTCGAAGCTCCAAGTGCTCAAAAACCGCGCCCACGCCGTCGCGGCGGAGGTGGGTGGCCCGCTGGTCGATGCGGCCAGTAGCGCGCTGTCTGCGGCAAAACCGCTCATCATTGGCATCGAGGGCGCGGCCAAGGCCTTCTCCAAGATGGACAAGGGCTCGCAGCAGGCCATCATAAAGACACTCGCATTCGCTGCGGCGCTTGGCCCTGTGCTGTCCGTCACTGGCCGCGTCACGTCCACCATCGGTGGCGTAGCCAAGGGCGTCGGCAGTGCCGTGAAGGTCTTCGGCGAGTTCTCCACGGGACTCCACGCGGCGGCTGGTGCGGAAGCCACGGCAGCGGCGAGCGCGGGCAGTCTTGCGACGAAACTCGGCGTTTTCACGGCAGCTCATCCAGCCATCGCGGGCATAGCGGCAATCGCGGCTGGTGTCGGTCTGGTCGCTAAAGCCGAGTACGAAGCAGAGCAGAAAGCGCAGCGTTTTGATACCGCCGTCAACACGATGGCTGAGTCAGCGCAGGGCGTGAGTGGGAAGCTTTCGGCTGGCAGTCAGGCAGTGAAGGACTACGGCGGGAAGTCGCACGATTCTGCCATGTCGGTGGACGAGCTAACAAAGGCAATCGAGAATCACAACCAAAAGCAGGCGTCAACTGTAAGCGAAGCGCAAACGTCCATCGCGATGCTCGGCCAGTATAAGACCGTCATCGATGAGTGCGCGGGCGCAGGAAGCGTGAGCGCGAGCAAGCAGGCGCAGCTCGAATGGGCGCTAAAGGGCGTCAACGATGCGTGCGGGACGGCGTACACGTCTGAGCAGGTCCTTTCCGGCGAGTACAGAAATCAGCAGGGCGAGATCAAAAACACTTGCGCGGAGATTGACAAGCTCATCCAGAAGCGGCAGGAGGAAGTGCGCGTCAAGGCCACGCAGAGCGGATACTCAGAAGCCGTCGAGAACGAAATCAAGATGAAGCACAATCTCGCCGATGCGCAGGGTGAGTTCAACGACAAGGTGAAGGAGTACGTCAAGGCCGGAAGCTCGCAGGTCGAAGCAGAGCAGCTTGCGTACGCTTGGGAAGCACAAAACGGCAATAAGCTAAAGGAGGCCACAAAGGCATACAAGTCCGCGAAGAAGGAGACCGAATCGTGGGCCACAGAGCTTGCAGTGGCGTCCGCGACGTGCTCTGACGCAGGTAAGGCCGCGCAGGACTTCATCACCAAGACCGACGGCTTTAGCACCGCTGCGAAGAAGGCTGGCGTCGATACGCAGACGATGGCGGGCATCATCGCGGCGTCTGGTGTCTCGCTCGATACGCTTGGTAGCATCGGGTCCAGCGCCTTCCAAGAGCTAATGGTCTCGTGCGGTGGCTCAACGGACGCGATGATTTCGTCGCTGAAGAAGCTACAGGCCGACTCCGAGGTGCTAAGCGGCGTTGGCATCAAGGTAAGCGACTTTAGCGCGGCTCTCGAAGGCGCTGGCATCAAGGCGTCCGACGTGGCTAACATCAGCGCGGCGGACTTCGCGAAGATGGCGCAGTTGTGCGGCGGGAACATCAACATGCTCATCGCCGACATTGCCGCGTACAACGGCGTACCCATCAACCCGAAGAACGGCAGCGTTAACGTGAACGACTTGTCGCTCACGGATGCGCAGGGCCATGTGTACACGTGGAACGGCACGCAGCTGGTCAATAAGGACACCAATGCGGCAGTCAACGACGCGCAGCTCACCGATGCACAGGGCCACGTGTGGGTGTGGAACGGCACGCAGCTGAAGCCCATGAAGTCCACGGCGAAGGTGGACGGCAACGCCTCGGACGGAAAGGCCAAAGAGGAAGTCGATAAAACAAAGAAGTCCGTCGATGGCATGAAGGGCAAGGGCGTAAAGGCCAAGGTCGATGGCAACGCCGTGGATGGCTCCGCCAAGAAGGCGATAAGCAACACCCAGACCGCCATCGACAACATGTCTGGAAAGACCGTCACAGTGACGGTGAAGACCGTCCACAAGGACGATGGCAAGGGCAGTAATGCACGCGGCGGCATCGTCATGCACGCGACGGGCGGCATCGTGGCGAACGGCATCCGCAGGCACGCGCAAGGCGCTGTGTACACGGCGCCGACCATGATTGATGGATACAACGAAATCGGGGAAGCAGGCCCTGAGTACTACGACGGCAGGCACATCGTCCCGCTGTCCTCGCGCTATGGCAGCGACTTCGCGCAGCTCATCGCGCAGAGCTTTGCAGATATCCAAGGCGATAGCAAGGCGGGAATCGATGGCCAGATGGTCGTGAGGTGGCTCGCGCAGAACCTCGGGCCGACCATCAAGGACAACTCACCGACCATGAGCGCGCGCGAGCTGCGCAGGATGGTCTAGGCAGGCAGTAGAAAGGAGACCGAGTGGTAGGGTATGCCACATACACGGCGCGCGACGGCACCGCCTTTGACCTCAGTGACATGACGGAGCCGTCCGCCGCTGGCGAGATGCTGTGGGACTCGTCCATGTACGGCTGGGGCTGGTCGGTGGATGACAAGACTGGTGCCGCGTCCGTCGCGTCGCTGTCATTCGACGTGACGGCGTATCTGTGGGCCGCGCAGGCGGATGACTTCTCACGCCACGCATACGACGATGCGAGCAGCGGCGGCGGCACGCTGACCGTACATGGGTGGTCACTCTCGTGCATCGTGAAGACAGGCAAGGGCATACAGTCGCAAGGCGGACGGGTGTCCATGTCGCTCACGATCGTGGCCACCGACCCCACGTGGCGTCGCATCACGCGCCACACGTTGGTGGCGGAGTCTGGCACGCAGACCTCCACCACGGGCTTTGACTATCCGACAGACTACGAATTCGACTACGCGGGCACCTCGCGCGGCAGCTCCATGCAGTCCTTCCACGCCGACGTACCGTGCTCCGTGCGCGTGACC